TATCTTTAAATTTATTTGACGTATCAGCAGGAGCGATTACTGAGATTGCTTTAGATTCTGTTAATTATAACTTAACTAATGAAAATATAATAGTTTCAGCTGTAGCCAATGAGACTATAAGCTTAGACTCATTAAACTATTCTTTAGGGTTAAGTAATATAGTCGCCTTAGCATCTTCTCTTACGCCTACTTATACGTATATATCTTATGGGGCTAATTATAAGAACTTTTATAAGGTTGCTTTTAAGGATAAAACAATTAAGAGAGAGCAGTTAAGAGCGAGGAGGCCTACCAAAAAGAGGCTAACTAAAACATATAAAGAAATTACGGGACAGAGCTATTAATACTTTGTAAGAAATGATATACAGCGATAATTATATCGTCTTAAAACTATATATATTAATATAATACAAAAATATGAATAAAGCATTAACACAATTAAATAAGGTTAAGACCTTATTAGGGCTTAACGTATCTTTGGAGTCAGCTAAATTAGATAACGGAACTGTATTAGAAGCGGAGAGCTTTGAGGCAGGATTCGATATTTTTATCGTTAGCGAGGACGAAAAGGTAGCATTACCCGTAGGGGAATACACTATGGAGGACGGCAAGACTCTTACGGTATCTGAGGAGGGTGTTATAGGAGAGATTAAAGAAGCTGAGGCTTCTGAAGTTGCTCCTGAAGTTGCTCCTGAAGTAGAGGCTTCTGAAGAGGCGTCTAAGACACCTAAAAAAATAGTAGAGTCTACAGAGGTTCACTTTACTAAATTAGACGAATTTAACACGTTTAAGGCTGATATTTTAACTCGTTTAGATAATATCGAAAAGCTTACTGTAAATTTAAGTGAGGTTAAAGAGCCTGAAGCATTAGAGGAGACTACAGAACTATCCGAAGTTAAAGAGGAGGCTACAGAGTTAGTCTCTCATAAACCATACAAAAAAGAAGTAGTAACAAAAACGCCAAAAACTAAAAAAGATAGACAGTCTTTAATTTGGGAAACAATTAATAATATTAAATAATTATGCCAACAACAACAAACATTACAACAACTTACGCAGGAGAGCACGCGGGTAAATTTATATCAGCTTCATTACTTACTGCTAATACTATCATGGGCGGAGCTATCGAAGTAAAGCCTAATATTAAATATAAAGAAGTTATCTCACGCATCGAGACAGACGGTCTTTTAAAGGACGGCTCATGTGATTTTGACCCTACTTCTACTATTACAAAAACAGAGAGAATCTTAGAGCCTAAGAGTCTTCAGGTTAATTTACAAATTTGTAAAACTTCCTTAAGAAATGATTGGCAAGCTGTAGAAATGGGCTTTAGTGCTCATGACGAGATTCCAAAAAGCTTTCAAGATTATTTAATCGGTTACGTATCAGATAAGACAGCTTCAGCGGTAGAGACGGCTCTTTGGTCGGGCACTCAGGCGGGTAACGGTTCTTTTGATGGATTTGAAACTCTTTTGAGCCTTGACGCTGATTTGCCTACAGCTCAAGAAGTGACGGGTATCGCTGTAACATCGGCTAACGTAGTAGCTGAAATGGGTAAAGTATTAGACGCTATTCCTACTTCTTTATTTGGTGCTGACGATTTGCTTTTATATATCTCTCAGGACGTATACAGAAAGTATGTTAGAGCTTTAGGTACTTCAGGTCATATCGATAGATTTAATAACCAAAGAATCGATGAGTTGGTGTTTGACGGAGTTAAAATCTTTGTCGCTAATGGAATGTCAGCTAACACAATGATTTGTACTCGTAAGTCTAACTTATATTTTGGTACGGGATTATTAAGCGACCATAACGAAGTGTCAATTATTGATATGGCTATGTTAGACGGTTCTCAGAACGTTAGATATGTAGCAAGATTTACAGCAGGGGTTCAATACGGAGCTGTAGAGGACATTGTAACTTATGGTATCGTTAATGCGGTTAACCCTGTATAACATAGCTAAAACATAAGTAAAATATAAAAAGGGAGGTTAATTAAAATATTTTCCTTCCTTTTTTTAAATAATTAATCGGGTTAAAACCCACAAAAAAAATAAATAATTATGCCATGTGATTTAACTAAAGGACGAGCTCAGGCGTGCAAGAGCGTAGGAGGTCTAAAACATGTAGAGCTCGCTAATTGGAATAGTGGTGGTGCTACAATATCTGCTACGGGTACTATCTCAGCCTTAGGAACTGCTACTACTTTTTACAAATATGATTTAAGAGGAGCTAATAACTCTGTAGATGAGGCAGGGGAAACTTCAAGAGATAATAACACTACTTTTCAATCCGTTACGGGCTCTGTTCAGTTACCATATCAAGACGATGAGACTCGTCAAGAGTTAGAGATATTAAGTAAAGCGAGGTGTTTCTTAATTACAGAGGATTATAACGGAGTTAGAAAGTTTTACGGATTGGCTGACGGAGTAGACGTAGCGGTAAACACTAACTCAGGTGCGGGTATGGGAGACTTTAACGGTTATACTTTGAATGTTAGCGGAGTATCTCCTGAGCTTGCTCATATATTAGAGCCTTCAGTAACTAACTTATCCTTGAGTGCTACTCAAGTAACACCTAACTAAGATGCCTTGTGATATCAGTAAAGGGAGATTAATTCCTTGTAAAACAGTAGGAGGGCTAAAGTCGGTATATTTCATTAATTATAATATAGGAATATACTCGGACTTAGTACTTGACGCAGACGAGCAAGTTTTAGGATTTAGCAGTAGTAACTTATCTTTATATAAGTACGACTTAAGAGGAGCTAACAATATGACGGAGACAGGAGAAACTAACGGAGATAATAATACGGCTTTTTGGGGTGCTACGGGTACTTTTTTAATGGCTTCTCAGGACGCAGTAACACGAAAGGAACTTAAGTTAATGGCTTATGGTAGGCCTGTAGTTATTACTGAAGGTTGGGACGGTGTATTTAAGCTTTACGGAGCTCAAAACGGCTGTAATGTATCAGTTAATACCGATTCAGGAAGTGGTTTAGGAGATTTTAACGGATATACAGTAACGGTTTCAGCTTCAGAAAAAGAGCCTGCCTTTATAGTAACTCCTGCAATTATAGGGGACGGAATAGAGTCTACTATAGTATTAGGAGTTTAGTGTATAACCAACTAATAAGAGAGAGGCCTAACAGCCTCTTTTTTTTTATCAAAAAATGTGACACTTTTAGAAATTTGTCACGATTTCTGATACCGTTTTCTTAGTGTTTATAAGGGATTCAAGACTTCCCGTTAATATATATATATAATACTAATAAAAAGATATACCTCACAAATAAAACGCAGTTTTAAAGGGGTGGAGGTTTTGATACATAAGCACCTATATTTCGTTATATAACTATACAGTTAAAACTATGATAATTATACCTTTTAACGGACAAAATAAAACGATATCTTTTATAGGTAGAGGCGTAGACCATTATCTATTTAGATTTAAGAATGAGTTTACTAATGAGGAGGTTTTTTTAAATGTATCGGGGCTTTTATCTGTAGGTATTAATAAGAACTCAGTAACAGATATATTTTCAAGCCTCAAAAATAATAACACTTATTCTTTAACTGTTTACTCTTCTTTGGTAGCTCCACTTCTTACAGCAGATAAACCTACCTCTCCTCTATCCTTTGATAAGGACGCAGTAGGATTTATAACTTATAGAGATATAGTAGCTGTAGGAGTAAATACAGAAGAGGGCTCTAATTATACAGATATAGTAGAGCATAAAACGGAGAATAAATACACTATTTTATAGAATGGATAATAACAATAACATACACGTACTAAACCTTTCAGCTTATACCTCTCCTTTAATAGTAGAGAATAATAGAGATGAGATAATAGAATACGGAGAAGATAACAACTACTTTCAATATTTGATAGATAGATTTGTAGGAAGCTCCACTAATCAGGCTATAATAACTCAAATCTCAAAAAAGATTTACGGTAAAGGTTTGGACGCTTTAGATTCTAATAGAAAACCTGAGCAGTATGCTATGATGAGGTCTCTATTAAAGCCTGAAGATTTAAAAAAACTCGCTTTAGATAGAAAGCTCTTAGGTATGGGGGCTCTTCAGGTTTCTTATAAGTCAGGTAAAGTAAACTCGGTTTCTCATTTTCCTATGAATACTTTGAGAGCTAAGCTACCTGAGGACGGAGGCGAGGTTAAGGAGTGGGTTTATCATTATGATTGGTCTAAACGTAAAAGGTCAGATAAACTTGAATCGCTCCCTATATTCGGCTCTACGAATGGTAAAAAAACAGAGATACTTATAGTATCGTCTTATATTTCAGGATTTAACTATTATATGCCCGTAGACTACTCAGGAGCTCTGCCTTACGCTTTATTAGAAGAGGAGATAGGAGATTACTTATTAAATGATGTTCTTAACGGATTCTCAGGCACTAAGATTATAAATCTAAACAACGGAATACCTAACGAGGAGGCTCAGAGAAAAATTAAAACATCTATAAAATCTAAATTCTCAGGCACTAAAGGGGATAAAATTATAATAGGCTTTAACAATAATAAGGAAGGGGCTACTACAGTAGACTCAATTCCTTTAGATAACGCTCCTGAGCATTATAGGTATTTATCTGAGGAGTGTAGAAGTAAATTAATAACAGCTCATAATGTAACGTCTCCTTTGCTTTTAGGAGTAAGAGACGGAGGGAATGGGTTAGGCTCTAACGCAGACGAGATAAAAAACGCTTCTTTATTTTTTGACAATACAGTTATAAAGCCTTTTCAAGAAGAGATTATAGACGCTTTAAATAAAATACTATCTGTAAATGATATCTCTTTGGATTTATATTTTAAAACTATAGAGCCTTTAGAGTTTATAGATACTTCAGGAATGAATGAGGAGCAAAAAGAAGAGGAGACGGGTGTAAAAATGAATAAGGAGCACGACGATTTTAACGATAAAGAAATGTTAGACTCCTTAGAAGGTCACTTAATGGACTCTGAAGAGTGGGAGCTTGTAGATAGTAGAGAATACTCAGAAGATAACTCAAGTACTGAAGATTGGGCTAATAGCTTAATAAAGTCTAAAGAGTCTTTAGTTCAGAAATTTAAAAACGTAATAAAGAGTAAGCCTAACGATAAAAGCTTTTTAGATAAGAGTTTTTATAGAATAAGATACTCGTATCAGGAGAAATACAGCTCAGGTAATAGTAGAGAGTTTTGTAAAACTATGATGAGTAGAACGGCTAAAGGCTTAGTCTATCGTAAAGAAGATATTAACGAAGCTTCATTCTCAGGAGTTAATAAGTCTCACGGCCACAAAGGTAGACCTTATTCTCTTTTTGCATACAAAGGCGGGGTTAATTGCGGACACTACTTCAGAGAAGAGCTTTATAGATTAAAAAGTAAGACTGAGAAGTATATATCTAAAGGAGAAGAGGTAGACTCTATACCTAAGTCATACTCTCCAAAAGGAGAAGAGTACGATAAGAGTAAAATAGCTCCTAAAGATATGCCTAATAACGGACACCACCCAAACTATAAAAATTAAATAAATGAAAGCTTTATTTGTTAGCATTGACGATATGAAGAGGTATAGCTCTATAAGTGGAAACTTAGACGCTACTAAGATAACTCCATACGTAGAGCAAGCTCAAGATATACATATACAATCTTTTTTAGGGACTGATTTATATAATAAATTACAAAGTATAATAATAGCTAATACAGTAGAAGAGCCTGCTAATTTAGAATATAAAATATTATTAGAGGATTATATAAAGCCTTCTTTAGTTCATTGGGCTTTAGTTATGTATTTACCATTTGGAGGCGTTACAATAGCTAACGGAGGTATATTTAAACACTCCTCAGAAAATTCAGAAGTCTTAGACAAAAACGAAGTAGACTATTTACAAGAGCAGGAGAGAAGCACGGCTAATTATTACAGCGAAAGACTTACAAGGTATATCTGTGATAATAGTACTAAATTCCCTGAATATTCAACTAACACGGGCTCTGATATAAGCCCCGTTGGAGACGTTAATTTCTTATCGTGGTTATCTTAAAATAAAAAAAATGTACATTCCAAAACCAACTATAGAGTATATCCCTTCAGGCTATAAAGTTTCCAAAGGCTATTTTAATAGACCTATTAACGGTAAAGCCGACGCTATAATGACGAGGAACTCCGAAGCTACAAGAGTAAATAAAGAGGGTATTATAGACACCGTTTCGGCTAACGTGCCGAGACTATGCTATAGAAGTACCGAAAAAACACTTTATAAGAACTTGGTAGATAGCGTTACGTTAGGTAACATGACTATCAATACGGGAGTAACTTACTCTGACGAGCTTAATTTAATAACTCCTTTTAGCTCTACTGTTAAAGATGACGGAGGCTTATTATTAGATATTACTTTAGCAGGGGCGAGTTCTCACGATATTAGTTTTAAATTAAATAACGCTCTAACAGTTGGAGAGACTTATACTTTAAGTATTTATATAAAACACACTCAAGAAAAGACTTTTAAGATAGCTTATTATAATGGAGGCACGTCTGTTTCATTAAGCGATAATCTTACTACTTCAAGTAATGGAGAGTGGAATAGATACACTTATACTTTTGTAGTTCCATCAGGTACTGTAACTACACCTCGTTTTAGAGCGTGGGGTTTTTCTGACGGAGACGACGGAGATAGCTTTTTAATATACGGGGCTCAGGTAGAGTCAGGAGATAAGGCTACAGATTATCAAGCGAGAGGAGTAGAGGATTATTATATTACAAGAGCTTTAAACGATTATCCTGCTCATTTAATAGAGCCTTTAAGTAGAAATACATTAGACTCAGGAGAAACTTTTAACTCTGTTGATTGGGTTAAAGACAATGTTAGTTTGATAGAGAACTCTACTATATCTCCTGACGGCACTCCTTCAGGTGTAAAAATAGAGATTAATACAGCGGGGGCTGTGACTACTCAAACTTATAATTTAAGCGAAATAGACACGACTCAGATAGCTACGTGTAGCATATTTGTAAAAAAAGGAAACTGTAGATATATAAGTTTAATTAATAGTAGCAATGCTATAGGGGTTGTATTTGATTTATTTAATAATACAGCTTATGGATATGGGGCTGTAGTTGATTACGGGTATGAAGCTTATGCTAACGGGTGGTATAGGATTTGGTTTCATCAAGGCATATTAAATTCAGCTCAGGATAATTTATCTATAAGACTATCTGAGGATATATTTTTAACTGCTTGGACAGACGCTCCTTTAGGAGCTTACGCTTATATATGGGGAGGCATGGTAGAGGATTATTTTACGGGAATATATCCGAGCTCCTATATATCTAATACGGGAACGGGAGCTACAGAGAGGGTTCAAGATATATTTTCTAACTCAGCCCTCGATGTTAGCGACAAAGACTTCCAAAGTTTAAAGGGAGTTACTACTATTTTTGAGCTTTTACCAATGAAGGCAGGAGTAGGAGGCTCAGCTTCCACGTTAGCTATTAGAAATACAGCTATAGACCATTATACGGGAATTAGCTCTACGGGTGGTAATTGGAGGTCAAGGGTACAAGTCGGAGCATCAGCGAAATTAGTAACTCTTACTGATACTGAGTTAGGGGAGTCAGCTAAGATATTTCAGTCGTGTGATATGAATGGTTATACTCAAGGTATTAACGGAGTTGTATTTGGTACGGGAACAGATGACTGCTCAGGATTCTCTGATATAGAGAGTTATAACTTTTACGGAAGTGTTAATACGGGACAAGTAAGGATTAAAAGAATTAGAGTTTGGAATGAAAGGCTTAGCGATGAGCAAATAATATATTTAACTAAAGATTAATGAGTACAGAAAACGTAGCATATATAAAAAAGAATTGGTTAACATTCTCTAATATAGTAGTATTAGTTAGTTTTATGATGTATCAAGCAAAGTGGCAGGAGAGGGTAGATTCTCAAATAATGGAGCTTCAGCAAGATGTATCTAAACATATAATGGATAGAGAGGCTCATCAACCTTTAAAAGATAGAATAGAAATATTTATGCCAAGAAATGAAATTCAAGGTATATTAAAAAGCATAGAGTCCTCTTTAGATAAGATAGAGTCTAAATTAAGATGAAAGAGAAAATAACGTACTTAGATTTAGTATTCCCTTTATGCATCATATACACTACGGGGTTATGTTTATGGTCTTATTTTATAAGAGGGACTGAGTATGCTAATCCTTTCGGGGACGTATTTATAACTTTAATTTTGTCTTCTTTGTTTTGTTATGGTGTAGCTATACTTGTTAAGGAGATATATAATTTAGGAGGTTTATTAGGAATTTTAAAAGATATAACAAAATGAAAAAAACTATTACAATTTTCTGCTTACTATTTAGCTTAGTAACTATGACTGCTCAAACATCTATAGGAGATGTTTTAAGTAACTTACAATGGGACTTAAGGTTAGGCTGTTGCCCTACAGATGACGATAATCACGAGGACTTTCCTGAGTGTTTTTACCCTGAATATCAGGAATATTACACTAATGGAGATGTTAATATAAATGATAATCATTTAAGACTTAGTAATACTATATTAACTGTTAACGGAGATTTTTACGCTATAAATCCTGAGTCTCAAGTTACATTTAGTAATAATTGTACAAGTGAATTAATAATAACGGGTAACTTAATAGTAACCTCATCAGCTATAGATACAGAGGCTGAAGGATTAACCGTATATGGAGATATAGTTACAGACGCTTCTCTAAGCATTTTAGAGTACTCTAAGAGCCTTAAAGTTAATGAGCCTTATATTATATATAATCTATTAGGAAAAGTCGTTAAGAAGGGCTTATATGAATCCAAAAAAGATTTATTTAGTAATGAGTTGATGTTTATAAGGTTTCCGAGACTAAACTACTCTTCAAAAATGATACTTAAAAATGAGGCTAACTAAGAACTTTAGCTCTGAGGAATTTGACTGTAAGTGTGGCTGTGATATGCCTGAAGACGCTTTAGAGAATATTCAAGAATTAGCAGAAAATCTACAAATAATAAGAGACTATATAGACGAACCTATATCTATCAACTCAGGTTATAGGTGTTTAACTCATAATAGAAGTATAGGTTCTACAGATAAATCTCAGCACCCACTCGGTAAAGCGTCTGATATAGTTACTAAATCATATAGCTCTGAGGAGATTTATAAAATAGTTCAGGATTTAAAGCTAAATCCATTTTTAGACAAACCATTAGAAATTAACGGAGTAGGGTTATACGATACTTTTACTCACTTAGATATAAGAGATAAGTCGGTTTTTTGGGACAAAAGAGCTGAGTAACCGTATTACATATATGAGATATATTTTAACAATGATTTTAAACCTATTAGGCTTCTTAACAGCTCCTATAGTGTTTCCTATTGCTTACTTACTTAGAGACGTTAGTATAGTTAGAAATAAGCTTCTTTGGATATATTACGATGACGAAGACGGATTTGGCTATGATGTTAAATGGTTTATGGTAGGTAGAAAAAGAAACTTTTTTACTGCCTATAAGTGGTGTGCTATTCGCAATCCTGCATGGAATTTACAAGCCTCATCAAGGTTAGACGAAAGCAAATTATATGTTTTTACAAAGACAAAAGGAATACTTCAGCATAACGGCATTATAGTTAGGCCGAGCCTAAAATCTACAGCAGTACTAAAGTATGTAAATAAGGAGGGCTTTTACATGGATAATAAAGGAGACTTCTTAAGTGAGAAGTTTTCGGTATTAGGCTCTCAGTATGCTGAGTTTTATGAGGTAAACTCAGGCAGGCGTTATTGGAGGTATTCAGTAGCTAAAAATATATTAAATGATTTTTGGATAGAGCTACAGATAGGCTATCATACAAGACCTACATTTAGATTAAAGATTAAAAAGGTTAA